GGTAAGAAATTATACACCAACTGGAACAACAAATCGTATTGATACTTACATAGAATATTATATTAATGATATAGAAAAACCAGATGGTGTTACAAGCGGTACATCGTTTCCTGGCTCTCCTACAAAAGGAGATTTGTTTTATAGGACAGATGAAGATAAGTTATACTTTTATCAGCAAAGTTGGTGGTTAGCTGATAAAGTTACAAGCATTGAAGTTACAGTAGATGGAGAAAGTGTTAGTGCTAGTGTACAAAACATTGGTGGCTTGTTGTCTATAATATTAGATGAAAATGTAACGCCTGACAATGCTGTAAAATATACACTACATTTCAATGATGACGGAGCAGACGCTTGGAAAAATAATGATGGCACAGACTTTTTTGCTGACCAGAACGACATAGTAGAATGGACTGGTTCTAAATGGCAAGTTGTATATGATGCAAGTGAATACACAACTCCTATATTTACTACAAACTTAAATACCGGAGTCCAATATGTTTACCAAGGTGAAGATTGGGTTGAAAGCATTGATGGTTATTATCCAAAAGGTACTTGGAGTATAATACTTTAAAATAAGTATTTTTATGAATAAAATTATTTGCAGTGGCGCATTATTTTATAGTTTAAGCACCAAGAGATTTCTCCTATTATATAGAAATAAAAAAGGCACCAATGGTAATTGCTGGGGCTTAGTTGGTGGAAAAAATGAAGGATGCGAAACACTTTGGGAAGGTTTGCAAAGGGAAATTGATGAAGAAATTGGTACAGTAAAAATTAAAAAAACTATACCATTAGAAAGTTTTGTAAGCAATGATGAACATTTTAACTTCCATACATATCTATGTGTTGTTGAAAACGAATTTATTCCCACACTAAATTTTGAACACAGTGGTTATTGTTGGTGTAGTTTTAACAAATGGCCAAAACCTTTGCACACTGGATTATTAAATACACTGCGTAGTAAAACAAATAAAACCAAAGTAGAAACTATTATTCAAGTTGCTCATTTAATTTAGCAAACTGATTGTGCAACCAATCAAAATCATTTATTTTAGATAATGCTATTTGATTATCTACATTTGTACTTCCGTATTCACGTCCGGCAATTGCTCCTGCTATGGCATATTTTCCAAACGGTTTGTCTTCTCCTCTTGTACACCATGCATCTAATCTAAATTCAGTTTCGTCATCTTTTTGTCTGTCAATAATTTTACTAGATAATTTAACGCATTCTCTAAATGCACTCTTCCAGGTATTAAATGGATCTGTATTAAACGCTGTGGTATTGCTCATAGTTTCAATACCTTTGAATTTATTACTAATACTTGTAGTCATATCTGTTTTTGTAACATCCATGTTTTGTGTTAATTTAGTAGGCAATAATTTTACACCACCATAACCATAAACTAAATTGTTTACTGGATTAAAACTGCGCCAAACGTGAACAGTTTTTTTACCATCTACATCATAGTGTGCAATTTGATAGTCAAAATCAAAAGTTTCTAAAATATCAGCATCGCCATCAACTACCCAAAACATTTCAGTATCAACTATCTTAGCTGCATATTTGTGAGCTTGGTGAATTCCCTCAATGCCGTGAACCCTATGTATTGCTCGATCTGGAAATTGTTTTTTAAGTTTTTCAAAATTTTTATCTGCATTAGGTTCGTTGTAACTTATAAAAACAATATCATAAGGTTGGGGTTTACTTGCTATAATGTCGTGTTCTTTTTTATGTGCAAAAAATCTGTATTCAAATTCTTTCCTACTGATCCTAATATCTTTGCTTATTAATGCTATACCATCATAATAATTTTGATTTTTAAATACATGGTGTATTTTTCTATTAAATTGATCATGATGACTAATATAAAAATTAAAATTAAAGTTTTCATTAATATCAAGATCGGGATAAATCATCCAAAACATATCTTCTTTTACATCATTACAAGCATTCATATAATCTTTGTAATTGTTTACTGTCCACTTCTTAAAACTTTTAGGATAGCTTGCTATAATATCCAATTCGTTTTTTGTAACATAAAATCTGTGTTCAATTTCACGTTCGCTAATTTTTTTGTCTCGAGGTAATAATACGATACCGTCTCTATGCTCACCATTTAAAAATACTTGTACAATACCTTTATTTTGATATGGAACATGATAATTAAAGTCAAAATCGGATGCTACTTCAACATCACTAGGAATTGCCCAAAACATTTCTGTTTGGCAATGTAGTAATGCTTCTTTGTAATCATTATAATTGTCAACAGTAAATTTTTGATACGGAATAGGATCACTTGCTATAATTTTTACTTCTTTTTTGTTTGCATAAAATCTGTAATCTAATTCGTTTTTTGTAAAATTATAATTTTTTGGTATTAAACATACCCCATCAAATGTTTCACTATTACCATTTCCAAACACATGAATATTATCTAAACTCCAGTAGTCTGGTTTGTAGTTAAACTTAAAACTGTCTCTAATTACAACGTTACTAGGAACTGCCCAAAATAAATCTGTTGTACTATTTTTCTGTGCTTCTAAAATATCTTCAGGAGTGTTTACATAAAAATAATCAAACTTTTCTCTACCGTGGTAGATATCATATATGCTAGATATGTATTGTCCTTTTTTAACTTTGTAGCTGCCAGGCTCTGTTGGAATTAGCCTTACACTTTCATAAGTTTTAACTTTTTTACTGTCTTTGTATATTTCTGGAAATGCGTGTATTGCTGGTTCTTCATCTTTTTTTGGTCTGTAGTACCACGGAAATCCGTTTAATAAATTTGCATCAGGATTAACAAGCCATACATAATCTTGATACCCTTGCCAGTCTTCAATTTCTTCTTCAGAATATACAACTGGATATTTTTTAAGAAAATGATTTTTTAAATAATCTTGACCATTGTGTAAATTTCTTCCATAGAGTTCAAACTTATCTAATACTTTCATTGAATATCCTCTAATTTAAATGCTTTTGTTCCAACGTGTGCTAACATATTACTTGTATCACAATCAACATATGTCTTGTATCCATGTTCTGCTGCTAATTTACAAAACCATATATCTTCTCCTGAGAAGTCGTCAAGCTCTTCGTTGTAAGCATGATTAAACCAAGGTCTAGGTAAATTTTTATAAACATCAGTTTTTACAAGCATACAACCCATACCTACAGCAAATACTTCATGTAAACCTTTACTTGCATTTAGTTTAGTAGGTGGATTATTAAAGTCCATAAATGCAACGTTGGTATAAGGTTTGTATCTAGTGCTATATGTACATGCTATAATATCTTTTTTGTGTGCATAAAGTTTTTTAAAGATTGTAACTGGAATATACATGTCACTGTCAAGCCAAAGTATATAGTCCGCATTTGCCTCAAGTGCTTCGTTTACTAGTTGTGTTCTGCTGTTTGAAATTACGCTACCTAAAACAAAATGCAAACTATAATCTATATTTTGCTTTGTTAAGTAGGCAGTGATGTTTGCTAGAGATTGTGCAAATACAGTATGCACAGTATCTCTAGCAGGAATGCAAAGAGCAATTTTCATTTACTTAAAGTGTTTGTGGCATAGATTCTTGTGCAAATTCTTTTTCTGCTTCAACTGTTGCATCATTGATTGAACGTGCTGTTGCAGTGCAGATTTTTACTGCTTCGTTAAAATCTTCTGCTGGTAATGCACTAGCACCTAACATGTGTTCGGGTTGTACTTTACCAATAGTGATTAAATCTGCTCCCATTTTACGTCCAAAAATTTGGATCCAATGGTAACGATCGTCGTCTTCTGGAATGTCCAGTTCGTCAATGGCTTTGTTTGCTTCAATCTCTGTCTGTGCTTCTAGTTCAATTGTTGCAAGCACAGCACGTTTACGAGCTTTGGTAAATTCTTGTGCTAAGTCTACATTCAAGACTTCGTATAATGTTTTCATGTATTGCTCCTGATTATGTTGCTGGTGTATAGTATCCACCAAAAGAATCACTAAGAGAAATCTGTCCTGATGATATACCAATAAATGCTCCAAGCGTTGCACGTAACAAAATAGGAGTAGTACTACTACCAAAATAGTTTCGTACTTGACTCATTGTAATTGTGCTGCCTGTTGCTGGTAATGCCATACTTATTTCCTAGTTTATCGTTATACTAACATAATATATACCACAGGTCAACTGCTTTTTAACTCATTAATGGTATTTTTTAATTCATCTATTTGTTGCTGTTGTTCTTTAATAGCTTCGATAAGCAATGGTACAAGTTTTTCATACTTCACTGTAAGATACTGAGGATCACGTGGAGAAGGTGCAACAACTTCTGGCAAAACTTTTTCAACTTCTTGGGCACTCACTCCTACTTGAGTGTCTTCATTATTATATCCTAAACTTTTTGCAACTTCGTTTTCTGTATATAGATATCCGTTTAGACTTTTAACTTTGTCAAGTGCATTTGATATAGTTCCTTTAAAAGTTTTTAAACGTTCGTCTGAGTAGTATGCTGTAACTTCGCCTGTGGCAGTAAAGTTGCCAGTGATTTGCATTTTTGCAGCGCCATTGTCACTTGTGCTACCTATAATAACGTTACCTCCAAATGGTGCTAATTTTAACAAACCGTTGTCTTCAACTTCAATGCTTGGAACACCTGATACATCGTTAACACTGAAGATAGTGCCTGTTAAACTAGGAGTAATACTGAACAGTTGTCCAGC